GTGCTGGAGCTTGAACATCTTTCTGCCCACGTTTAGCTGAATATCTCACTGAGCACCCCCTTTTTCGATATTTTTAATAAAGCGGCCAAACATAAAAATCTGACCTGCTCGATGCAGGCTTGAAATGATTTCACCTGCATACCAAGCCGAAACACGATGTTCATTGATCAGCATTTCCATAAACTCGTCTCGCGTGACAGCAGCGTTCTTTTCATCACCTTTGACCTTGCGAAGATTTGCCCTACGAATCTCCAGCAATCCATCTAATGTGCGGAGTGCTGGCTCGTACCATGATTGAAGCTGCATCATCTGCTTATGCTCAGGCTTCTTTTGAACGGCCTTATTTGTAATCATGGAACCTCCGCTAAGGCTTGTTCAGCCTCTGATAAACGGCGTTTGGCTTGTAGTTCTGCTGTAGTGGCAGTACGAACATCATCTTGATGTACCAGTTCACCACCTTCGATCCAGTAGTACTGGCTTGGCTGAAATGCTGAGATTGTTAGGAGTTGTGGATCTGAATTTGGATTCTTTAAAACAACGACATCCCCAATTAGGAAATCTGTATTGTCTTCAAATACTTGTTGTGATACATTCGCGTCGTTCATGAAAGTGTACCCTCTGAATTGAATACTAAAGCCCGATCTCAACTCTCGGGCTTTTTTTTGCCCGTTCGGTGTGCTAGATTCGGATACATGTTCAATTCCACTAGAATGTTTTTGAACTAAAAGTCTGAGCTCACTCTCAGGCTTTTTTTTGATTAATAGATGTGCTAAGTTTGTTTGCATATATTCACTCCGCAAGTGTTGAATATTGGAAAAGCCTGATCCACGAAATCAGGCTTTTTCTTTTTGAGCATTTGCCGTGTACTTCTGCATTTGCTTAAGTGCTGCCTGATCCACGGCGGTAATCAACTCGATCAAGCCCTGGGTAATTTGGTGAATCTCTTCATATTCCGCTGGTGTAATCACCCCATCCTCATAAGCCTCATACACAACTCGGTTTGCCTTTCCGCTTTTAATGTTGTGCTGCATCATTGCTTCAAAGATCGAAAGCTCATGATGTTTGCTGGCATCGCAATCCACTGGCACTAATGCATATCCCATCTGATGCGCCCACACCTTTAAGATTTCAGGGTTCTGCGTATACAACATGATGGTTTCAAGCTTCTTTAAGCTCGGTAAATGGTTCGGCATCCCTACGTTGCCGTAGTTGCAAATTGTGTTATGCGAATCACCAGTAACCTGAGCAATTTCCTTTGGTGAAATTCCCTTTGTCTGGTTAATCATTTTAAAAATTGCCGTTTGAGCTTCACGGCTTAGTGTTATTTCTTGCATTTGTGAAATCCTTTATTTGTTTCACGTTTCTTTGGTGGGGCTATCGCGAGATAATTTGTTAAGCAACATTGCGATTAAGAGGTTTTTTCCCTTTCGCTAAGTCACGAATTTGGTATTCACGTGCTAAGGGAATTTTTTCAGCAGGCCATTGACTGACAGCGTTGTGAGAAATACCTAGCTTTTCGGCCAATTGAGTAACTGAGCAATTAAGTAATCGCAGAGCATCCGACTTAGTCATTTAGCTTACCCTATAAGTAATTTAACTTACCTAATTAAACTACATAAAACTTACCTCGTCAATTGGTAAGATAACTTACAAACATTTGGTTGTATTAATATGGAAACTCTTGGTAGTCGCCTTAAAGCATTAAGAAGACAACGAAATCTTACTCAACAAAAAATTGCTGATGCGCTTGGTGTCTCTAAAACCTCTGTGATTTATTGGGAAAAAGATGAGAATGTACCCAAACACGAGAGTTTAATTGCATTAGCCAGAACCTTAGGTACAACAACTGAATGGCTTTTGAGTGGCGTGGGAGTTCCAGAAAAGAGCAATGCTGATATAGCTAAGATGGAAGTTGGTATTTATCAAGCTGGAGATCCCGTTCCAGATGGATACGTAGCTATTGATTATTATGATGATGTATTTGTGAGTGCTGGCAATGGCTACTTAAATTTAGAAAAGCCAAGCAACAATAAGATGCTTTTCCCTGTTGATCTAATTAAAGAATGTAATGTTCAACCATCCGCAACCAAGGTAATCCATGTCCGCGGCGAGAGTATGTTTCCTAAATTAAAAGATGGACAGGCCATATCAATTGATATGTCTGCTAGAACCATTTACGACGGGGAAATTTATGCTTTTCAGGTTGGAGATGACACCAAAATTAAATACCTCTTCAATTGGAATGATGAGGGAAAAGGCGGATTTAAGGCTGTCTCAGCAAACCCTGATAAAAATCAATTTCCTGACGAGTACTACTCCCCTAGCCGAATAGAATCCGAAGGTATAACCATATTAGGGCAGTACTGGTGGAAACAGGTCGTAAAGCGCATTCGACGCTAATAAAAAGCCGCTATATGCGGCTTAATCACGTAATGAGAATGATTAATGAGTAAAGAATACAATAACATTGAGGTGAGTAAATACAGCGAGCTAAGCAGTGATGAACAAACTGCTATTCATGAAATGCTTATCTCATATGTACGCACAGGTCATTTCTACAATATTGTCTTACTCCATGATAGTGAGCCTTATGACCTGGTCAAACTTGTAAGTATTAGCTTCGAGAATCAAGATGCTGCAATATGGGTTCACTTCGAGACCATTACTGGTGAGAGACTGACTATGCCTTTAGACTTTATTTCAAGAATAGAATTATGTAATCAAGAAGAACTTTTAAACACTGTGAAGCTGGGCCGGTATGAGTCTGTTTAGGTTATCTCTGGATGTTTATAAGGTAAGTCATCATTGACTTTGAAAAAGAATAAAAACTGTGAACCCGACGCGTCTTTTTGGATTAGAAGTAAAAAGTGTGTCCATCTGACTTGCTTTCATGGTCACTAAGATCTATCCTTCACTTTTAATTTATTTTCTGGTATGTGGAATATATGGCATTTGAAATATTCAATGATGATTGTTTAAACATCTTGAAATCTATTGAAGATGATCATATCAATCTTACGATCACTTCTCCACCCTATTGTATTGGTAAAGCTTACGATATACATACGACAATCGAAGGATTCATTGAAATTAATGAACCCGTTATTAAGCTTATTTGTGAAAAAACCAAGCCGGGAGGTTCTGTATGTTGGCAAGTTGGTCACCACGTTCTTAAAGATGAAATTGTTCCTCTAGATTTTGTGGTTTATGAAATTTTTAAACGCGTTTGCCCTGAAATGAAGCTTAAAAATCGGATTATCTGGACTTTTGAGCACGGAGCAAATTGTAGAAATCGATTTAGTGGCAGGCATGAGACTATCCTATGGTTTTCAAAAGGCAAAGATTGTTATTTTGATCTCGATGCGGTGAGAGTAAAGCAAAAATATCCTGGTAAAAAATACTATAAAGGCCCTAAGAAGGGTGAATACAGTGGAAACCCGTTAGGTAAAAATCCTGGTGATGTCTGGGCCATTCCAAATGTAAAAGCTAACCATATGGAAAAAACGGATCATCCCTGCCAGTTCCCGATTGCTTTAGCTCAACGCTTAATAAAAGCACTATGTCCAGAAAATGGGATTGTCTTAGATCCATTTATGGGCTCCGGATCAACAGGTGCTGCTTCTATTTTAGAAAATAAAGATTTTATTGGTATTGAGCTGAAGAGTGAATATTATGAAATAGCAAAAAATAGACTACAAGATGCAGAAATAGGTCTTCTTAAATATAGAGAAATTGATAAACCTATTTTTGATCCTGCAAATGCTGGATCTGTAGCAAAAGACCCTTTTATTAATGGAGTATTAAATGAAAATTCCAGCTATTAAATTTCAACAACAGGATAATTCTCTATACATTTTTAAGATAAAGGCATCTGAATTATATGAAATAGTTGCTATTAATCAACGGGAAGACGATAAGGATACTGGATACCAACGAACCCTATCTATTTCGAGAGCTAAAGCAATTTCGAAATATATAACTCAGAAGCAAAGACCAATAGCTCCAGGTTTGGTTGTTGTATTTGAAAACTCGACTTTCGATGAACATGAATCTACGATTACAATTCCTGATCAAACAAATGCGGGGTGGGTGATTGATGGACAGCATAGATTAAGAGGAGCTAAATTAGCAGCAGATGAAGGAATCGATATTGAATTGGCAGTTATTGCTTTTCTAAATTTAAGTGAGAGTGATCAAGTCGAGCAGTTTATTACAATTAACCAAGAAGCAAAAAGTGTTCCTGCTTCTCTGTATTTAGACTTAAAAAGACAAATACCAACACTAAATGCAAAAACCGCGACGGAGGTGGCTAAAGAGAAAACTGTAGATATTGCAGATGTACTCAGAAAAAATCCTAAAAGTATATTTTTTGAGAAAATAGCAGTTACGTCTTCGCCATCAAAAGGTCAAATTTCCCTTAACAACTTCGTTAGAAAAGTGCATCCTCATTTGGTAGAAGGAAAAGGTGCTTTTGCCACCTATACCAGCCAGGAAGTAGCTATTATTTTAGACAATTACTATAAAGGCTTATCCAAATATGAGCCTGATTTTTTTAAGTCTGCTGATAAGAATATTTTCTTTAAAACTTTAGGTTTTGGGGCATTAATAAATGCTTTGCCAACTTTTTTTCAGTGGGTAGCTAAAGAATATAATAGTACATTTACTATTGAAACTGTTGAGCAAGGATTTCTTAAAATTGACCATACTGATTTTAATTTTACTTCTTGGGAAAAAGCAGGCACAGGCTCAGATGCTGAAAAAAGAGCGGGCACTGATCTAATTAATGCTATTGAAGATGGCTTTACCCATGGTGGTAGTGAATCTAAAATTAAATTATTCTAATTGATATGAGTAAATCTAAGTATGCTATAGACTTATCTCTAAAAAAGCTCAAACACAGAAATGGGCTTTTTTTAGGAGATGTTTGGTCTTATCACCTTGTTGATAACAATGATTCTATTCCCGTTCAAGATACTGTGGAGTCTTTAAAAGATAAATTAGAATTTAATCAGACAGAAAAAGAAAGGTATATTTCAGAAGTAACAATTCCCACTTCTTTAATGAGTGAAAGCAATATACTCGCACATAAAGCATTAGTCGCCGGAAGAAGCTTCCTACGTGATCTTAATAGTGGGCAACATAGTTATGCTGAAGTAACCGCATACAACGGATGTTTATTTTGGGCGAGATGCATTTTACTTTATTTGGGTATCTGGGTCTCACCTAAAAAGCTGCATGAGTCTTTCTGGATAATTGACATCTACCCTAATAAAGAGAAATCTATAAACGATTTGTTTAATTTTATCAAAATTGGAAATAAGCAACCTGGTCATATTGAGATATGGTTGATTTTAAAACGTATATTAAATACCTCGAAAAATTTACCATTTGACCCACATTTCCTAGCTTTTATAGATGAAATTGATGAAACTGCTATTGGTTTTAAAAGACATCAACTTCAATATTTAAATAATTTTTGGATTAATTCAGATGATTTAACTAAAGATTGCATAAGTATTGATGACTTATCTTGGGTTAAAAGCTTCACTCCTGATATTTATGCTAAATTGGATTTAAAAGATAAATCTTCAGACAATTCTCTTATTTATTTCTATTTCATCTTGGCCAGAAATTGCTATTTTTTATTAAACAAAATAAAACCCAGCCTACCTTCTGTCTTTAATGAAGAATTTGAAGAACTTAATAATTCATTTAATCTGCTTAAGATTTTAAATCAAAAAAATTGGTTAGATCAATTAATTTAGTGCTTCTAACAAACCCCATCCAACCCACCCCATCGGTGGGTTTTCTTTTGTCTATTAAAACATAAAGACTAAGTTTAAAATAAAATAGTAATTTAAGTTACCTTTTGTATTGACAATAAAAGTAAGTTAGCTTACCTTTTATCTCACAGACATTAAAAAAGCGCACTGACCTGAGAAATCCAATGCGCTTTGAGATCAATTATGAACAAAACCTTATCCCCTTTCAATACCATCAAGATATCTCTTGGTGTAGCTGCTGTAACAATAGGCGTGCTTAGCTGTGGGTTTAAAACTGCACCGCAAGCTGCTCAACCTATCGTTGCCAACGTAGCACCTTCTGAATATCAACTCCTTGCATTACGTATGACTGGTGATAACCACGGCGAAGCGATTATTCGTTTAGATGGTTTCCGCGTTACTGCACGTTTTGAAGTTGAAGCATATCCTGACAGCTACGGCGTACCAGGTGGTGAATTCACCTCAGTTGATGTAACCAGCCTTGATGAAGTGACCGTTTCAGATGCCTTAGGTAATCCATACAACGACTTCACAAATCACATCGACCATCAGAACTTCAATGCTCTTATTAAGGGTTATATCGAAAAACATCGTTTAGTGGAGGCAGGCTAATGACTACTTCTACTCAAAAGTTTTCTGAGTTCATCAACCAAGATGACGAAGGCAACATTCGTATGCGTCTAGGCCATTCAACCTACTTTGAAAAAGGTCGCCATATTTATGTAGTGAATAAGGATGGTACCGAACAGCTAATTACGCTTGAGGTTCATGTTTCCAAGCCTTGGATCCGTGAAAACTTTGAACGTGAACGCACATTCCAACGTAAGAAGAACTTAGCAATCGCCCTACAACGCACACATATTCCACTTCGTGAACGGCGTGAGTACAAGCGTCGCGCAGGTTGGGTTGGTGCTCGATAGCAACCAATCCTCCCCTTTAAATAATGAATAGTGAGTAATGAATAATGAGTATTGCAACTTTAATCCTTGGCCAGTCTGGTACTGGAAAATCTACAAGCCTAAGAAACTTGGACCCGCGAAATGTGTTGTTAATTCAGGTAATCAAAAAGCCATTGCCGTTTCGTTCGCCTAATTGGAAATACATCACACCTGAAAACAAGCAGGGTTCAATTTTGGTCTCTGATAATCCTCAATTCATCATTAATGTAATTAATGGATCTAAGCGCCCAATCATTATTATTGATGACTTTCAGTATGTTATGGCGAATGAGTTCATGCGTCGCAGTTCTGAAAAGAGCTTTGATAAGTTCACCGAGATTGGCCGCAATGCATGGGATGTGTTCAACGCAGCAATTAATGCCCATGACCATAAGCGCGTATACCTTTTAAGTCATACCGAAGAAGACGCTCAGGGTAAAACCAAGATCAAAACTATTGGGAAGATGCTAGACGAGAAAATCACTCTTGAGGGCATGGTAACCACTTGCCTTTAGACTGCGGTGATTAATGGTCAATACGTATTCCAGACTAAAAACAATGGCAATTCGACTGTTAAGTCCCCTGATGGCTTGTTTGAAACTGACCATATTGAAAACGATTTAAACCATGTGGATGTGGCGATTTGCGAATTCTATGGCATCCCAAACCCTCAAATTCAAACACAAGACCAATCTGCTTAATAACCTAAATTTAAACTTGGAGTAATTTTCATGAATCAACAATACAAACAATTTGGCTTTAACCCTGACTCAGCAAAGCAAGCAGACAGTAGTCTACGTATTGAAGAAGCTGGTAAATATATTGGTGTGATTAAGCATATGGAATTTATCACAGCGAAATCAGGTACAACCGGTTTTGAAATTGAATTTGAAACAGACAATAAAGAATCTGCTTCATTTTCTATTTGGACCGAGAAAAAAGACGGTACTCCATTGGGTGGAGTTCACAAAATTAATGCACTGCTTGCTTGTGTTGGTGCTCGTGGTCTAACACCAACAAATGCACCTTTAGAGAAATATGACTTTGACGCTAAAGAGCGTATTACTAAAAATTGTGTAGTTGCTCCAGAAGTTGCTGGTAAGCGTATTGGCTTATTGCTTCAGCGAGAAAATTACCAAAATGACAACGGTGAATGGAAACACCAGATGAATTTCTTCTCTTGCTTTCACGCTCAAAGTGAGTTGATGGCCAAGGAAATTATTGAACGTAAAACTACACCTGAAGCACTACCAAAATCACTTGCTTCGCTTATGTCTAACCCTATCACGACACGTAAGCCTAAAAACAACAATGGTGGTGGCTACCAACAAAATAACAGTGGTGGTTATGGTGGAAGTAACCAGGGTTTTAACCAAAATAATGGTTACAACCAAGGCGGGTTTGATGGTTAGACACTGAAACTCACGACCTGAATGGTTACCCAATTGAGATTGCTTACGCACCTTGCTCTTTTGAGCAAGGGGTGTTGGTAATCAACCAAGGGGAAGTTTTTGATGAGTACTTCTCATGCCCTGAGCCTATCGCTCTGGGTGCTTTAGCAACGCACCACATTCTTGAAGCTGATATTGCTGAAAAGCCAAGCTTTGACACATTCAAGATGCCTCAAGATGTCCAATACCTAATTGGACACAATATTGATTATGACATTAAGGCTGTACAGAAATGCCCATGGTATGGCCTGAATTGCCACACACATTAAGCGCTATGTACTACCACGTTATGGATGATTTGGAGCTTGCACGAAAACACCTTCGACATGCCCACAACGCTAAAGCAGACATCTATTTCACTGGTGTAATTCTAAAAACATTAGTAGAGCAGCTGGGCATTAAAGACATGAACTCCCTGTACATCATGTCAGAAACTGCCCGCATACCAAAGTACATAACTTTTGGGAAACATAAAGGCACAGCAGTTAAAGACCTTGATCCAAGTTATGTGACTTGGTTGCTACGTCAAGATGACTTAGATCCTTACCTACGTAAAGCAATTGAGGTGGCGTGATGTTTAAGGTCGGCCAACTTGCAGTAAATATTGATGAAGGCACAACACACCAGATTCGACACATCAAAATTCAGAATGGTGAGCAGATGCTAGGGTTTGGTAGAAAGCGGTTCGCATGGTGTTTTGCAAAATATTATAGAAAATATAAGAAGGTGGCGTGATGGATATTAAAGAAGAAAAATCAGAACTTAGTGAAACAATAAAACTTGTAGAAGCTGTTCTGGAGCGTTTGACTTTTCATGCTTTTGAAGACGTTTTGATATGGTCAAATGAACACGCAAGTCGTGCTTTAACTCTATGTTTGAAAAAGACTCTTAAAGAGTTTGAGAATAGGGAGTTAATTCTAACAAGTAGCTACCCAAAGCTTAAACATTTTTCGGTAGATAATGTGGTTAGAGGTTTATCCACAACTTTAGATCAAGCTCAAGAACGTCAAGACAACTTAAATAAAGAAATTGATGAGCTAAGTGATCAGTTGGCCAAAGCCCAAGCGGTGCCGAAATGGATTAGTGTCAAGGACAACCTACCACCCGCAAATATATTAGTGCTGGGAATGTCGCAAACTCGCAGCAATATATTCAATATCTACAACGTGATGGATTTAGATGAATTTGAAGAAGCTGACGTAACGCATTGGATGCCATTACCCGATGCACCACAGGAGCCAGCCAATGACTGATTTCAACCAGATAAAAATCAAACTAAAACTGTCAATCGGTTTTCCTGTAGCTAATCACGAGGAAGAAACTTTTCTAAGTGAGCATATCTCCGAGGAAGAGTGGAATAAATTGGGGTTCTTTGAAAAAGATGAATTTATTCAAAATGAAATTCTTCGCGAATGGGCATACGACTATATAGAAATGTCGGCACATATGGAGAATGAAGCTAATGACTGAAATTCAACAAACAAACATTGCTGTGGCTAACTTCATTATTGGTGAGCTGCACAAGGACAAGCCTTTTAATCTGGTTTTGGATACTGGTGAAACGGGCGCTTTGTATCACATTGCGAGTGAGTCACATCATTTGCACAGTAACTTTGTGCGGAAACTGGAAGCAACTTTAAGACAGCGCGTGAACAATGGCACAGGTGTTATTTTGGAAGTGAGTGATTCAAATGCTGACCTTTATTACCACATGCTATCGTCATATATCGCGAAGTTTGATCAGTATGGCGTGGTAAAAGCTTTGGGAGAAATATCGTGAATCTAATTGAGGAGTTGGGCGGGTATGAAGTTGTCAAAGGATTTTATGAAAGAGCTGTGAATCATGGTTTTAAGTTAATTGAAATTCGTGACGCCCTCATCGAACACCGCCGCCAGCACAATATTTTTGAACCTGATGATTATATTATCCATGACGGTGAATTAAAGGTTTTTGCAATGTGGTCCAGTGCGGTGAAAGGCTGCGCGTACATCGGATATGCGTATGCGGAAAATGGGGAAATGGCTCATAAGGATGAGTTTAGACACGCCACCGGTGAAGAAATCAAAGCGGGTAAAAGATTGGAGGTGAAAAGTGAAAATTAAGCTAAATGAAATGTCGCAGCAAGATAAAGATATGCGTTTAGATCGCTTCCTTACTGCATCAGATCAACAGTTATTTCCGCAGGAAGATGTAGCAATTTACCTCTCCTGCTCTGTCCACACCTTGCAGCGCTTGCGTTGTGCGGGTGGTGGGATTCCTTACACCAAGGTAGGTCGATGTGTTACCTACAAGAAGTCGGATGTGCTGGCCTACCAAGAACGACAGACAGTAATGAATACGGCCCAACTTGCCTCTTAATCGAAGCAGTTGAGCTTACCCTGATACACGGCTTCAATGTCATTCATTGCAAGCCGTAATTTTTTGAGTGATACCTGCACATAGCCACCAGTAACATCATTTTTGGCACCAGATCTATGGTTGAGTAATCGCTTAATCGTATATGGACCATAGTCCAAATTATTACAGATAGTGGCAAAAGTTCGACGCAAATCGTGCAGTGAAATTTCAATGCCTGTCTGCTCACCTATTGTTCTTAACAAGCCTTGAGCGCCTGCAATATGTTTTGCATCTGAAGTCATATTAGAACCCGGGAAAACATAATCATTTCTTCGCAGCTCATAGCGCTGTTTTATGATTTCAAATAAGTGGTCACCCATCGGCAGCAAGTGGTCATCACCGTTCTTTGGGTCTTTAAATACAAATAACCCTTTTTCAATATCTACATTTTCCCACTTCAAGGTTTGAGCTTCATTTCTTCGACAGCCTGTGTACATAATGAATAACACAAGGTCACGTGTAGCATTCTTGGAGGCATCTTCATATAAAGAACGCTCAGTGAAGTAATTCAGGACCGCATTGTAAAAAGTGTGGATATTACTTTCATCTAAGTGGCGTGTTCGTGCTTTAGTTTTATTCCAACCACGTTTTGCAGGAATAATATCAGCTGGATTTTGTTTGAGAATTGGATTTTCATCAGTAGAGCAATGGATTTGAGCAAAGCGCCAGATGGACCCGAACATTTTTAAAGTAAGGTTGGCTTGAGTGGGGCTGTATTCGGTTAGTTTAATAAACCGGTCAAATACATCCTTTTTATTGATTTCAAATATAGGCCGTTCCTTCCAGTCTGAAAGGAAGGTATTGATGCAGTGATTGTAGGTATTCACAGAAAGCGGTTTTAATTTTCTTTGTTTGAGATATAGATCGAATGCTTGGCTTAATGTCATTTCACCATTTAAGGCATCTTTCTTTTTCTCAAAAACACCATTGGCTATATCAGCCAAAATGGACTGGGCCTTTTTTCTAGCTTCTACAGGTGTAATCTCGTTGGTCTTGCCTAGCGTCACTCGGAATAACTTTCCAGCATGTCGGCGCTCAACAATATAGGATTTACTTTTAGTGGTAGCTCGGACTGCAAAACCAATCAGATCCGAGTCGCGATATATGGCTTGCCCTTTTTCGGTCAATGCAATAGCATCAACATTAGATTTGTTGAGTTTCATTTCAAGCTTAATTTACAAATTCGACACTTGCATTTTAAGCCTGAAATTACTCAACAGTCTACATATAGTCTACACGTTATTTTTTAGTGTAGACGTGATGCATAATAAATTGCTTTATAACAATAACTTGCATAACACCACACTTTCCCACCATTAGAACTTCCAGTTATAGAAGACGTCGATTGCACGCTCTAATGACTGACTCGCCTCTAAGTACATACGTTTGTTCATTTGATAACGCAGAGTCAGTTTATTGACTGGCGTAAAGACACCCACGCCATAA